ACCAATACGACCAAACTTATCAATCACACAGTTATTAGCAATCGTGGCAAACCCTGACTCAAGAGTCACAGACGAATCTTGAGTATTGATCCCCTTAAAGCCGGGGGCTGCAATGGATGATCCTACGAGTTGTTCAGCCATGATTAAGGTGCAGTCCAGTTCATCTCTTCAGAGTAACGATTACGCTCGATAGCAACTTCGTTAGCCAAAGCGTTCTTGTACAAGGCGTAAGCCTCTGAGGAAAGGTTACCACCATCTTCACCACGTTCAGCGATAGCCTTAGCGTAAGCCAGCATAGCTACCAAGTGAGCAGGAACCAAGATACGGGTAGTGTTGGTAGACAGTTCAGCTTGTGGGACAACCAAGTTAAAACGGATTGTGAACACACCTGAAGGACGCTGATACAAGTCAACCTGAGTGTCTCCGTTATTGTCCACACCGTTGAAGTTGTAGTACATAGGAGTACCACGATCAGTATCTGCTGTGAACAGGAACTGTTGTGTCATCCAGTTTGTAGGCGCATTCTGGAGCACAGTGTTGCTTGTGTCGTTAACAACATCAATCACACGGAAGCGCGTACCTGCACCTGTCAAAGTGTAGTTGTATGTGCCATCCACTGTGTTGACTGTAACAGTAGAAGACAAAGAGTTCCACTCAGTAGCGTCCTCAACCTCACGCTTGGCGTCGTTAACCAAGACACCAATCATAGAGGAGTAAGGGGTGTCCTCTACGCTCTGCACTGTAGGTTCACGTAGCCTACGGAGTACATTATTAACTGTATCTAAATACGTAGCCATACTTTATAGGCCCTCTTTCTTTTCAACTTCAAAGGTGCAGATATAAGACATAGTGCTACCAGCTTCTGAAGTCATGGTAATGTAGTCTCCTGCCTCCAAGACCATGTAAGCTCCGCCATCAAGCTTAAAGTAGTTCTTAGAGGTAAGACCGTAATCGCTCAAGATAAAGATATTAGTGTTAGCACTGTAGTCATGCCACGTAACAGTAATATTCTTGGTAGACCCTGTACCGTTCAACAAGTACATCAAGCTCCACTTAGCGTAGTAGCCAGTTGGAACTGTGTAGATTGTCGTAGCGGTATTGGCAGTTAAGTTACCGCCTTGGGTAATTGATCTCATTTAGCTTTCTTAGCCTTGTTCTTAGCTGTACGCTGTCCACGTTGAGGCATACCTGCTTCACTCATGGCAATAGCGATAGCCTGCTTACGGTTCTTAACCACAGGACCACCTTTACCGCTATGGAGAGTACCTTCTTTGTACTCGCCCATGACCTTACCAATCTTGTTTGTCTGTTTCTTAGTAGCCATAGTGTGTCTTATCCTATCTTAATTTATATTATTTGTCAAGAGATTGGTTTACATCTTTGTAGATTTGGTACACTTTATGACCAATCATCAAGATGGTGTACACAAGAGTAGCCCAAAGTACTAATTCACTTACCTGATAACCAGCCACTGTAGCCAACGATACCCCAACAGGAGGGGCTGTCTTAGCTACTACAGCGGCTGCTGTGTCTACCTGATGCTCAGTCATTTTAGCAAGCCATCAAAACACAAGGAACACAGTAAGAACCGTCTTCGTATGTGCAAGTTACATGGGTTGAAGTTACTTTAGCGACTGTCTTGGCACGAACAATGTCGTCACCTTGTGGCTTGGCAGTACCGTCACCAGCAGACATAAGCAAGTCGCCACGGGCAACAGTAGTTCCTTGAGCGATACGAATAATCATGTCGCCTGTCATTGCCATGTTAATTTCGTCTACTTCATGTTTCTCGTCATGCGACCAGTTAACGAACACACCAGCAACATTGACATCACCTTCAACATCAGAGACTTTAACCTTGTTGAGCTGTTCATTTGCAACTTCGTGTTCTTCGACTTTCACATCGCCAACATTTACGCCATCTGGCAATTCATCCTCTTCAGTCCAATAAGTCGTTGGCGCAGTATAGGAGTTCATCTCATCCAAGTTAGACAGCACAGTGCCTTTCTTGATGGATTCGTCTTTAGCACCAACAGTCTGTGCGTAACGAGCCAAGTGACCGCCGTTGTAGGAGACTGTTGTACCTGAAACAGATATTGTGCCTTCGTTTGTACCTGCTTGTCGAAGTTCAAGTAGAGTTCCATCGTTTGTATTTCTATTTACAACAAGAACTGTCTGACCATCTGTATTAAATCTACTAAATCCATCACCACCGATAGTTACTCCAGCGGAGTCTGAGTCAGTTGTTCTTCCCACCAGAAAGCGACCGCTGGAGTCAATACGGGCGCGTTCTGTGTTGTTAGTACCAAACGCCATAAATGCGTTTTCGTAATTCCACAAATAAAAGTTTGTTGAATCTAAAGCGACAGCAGAGCCGTTTGTGGCTGTTGCTCCTGTGGCTGTGTTTGTAAGTCTAAGGTCTACTCCGTATGAGCCGCCATCTAGTTGTAATGCCCTTGCTCCTGAGTTATTTGAGACAGGAGAAGTTGTCCCAACACCCAAATTCCCACTAGCATCAAGACGCATACGCTCTGAACCTGAAGTTCTAAAAACCATTGGCACAGAATACGTCCCAGTTCCTGCGCTAATTGTAAAAGTACCTGTTGAATACTCTTGGGAAACATACCCAAGCTCAGTATTATCAGCGGCAGCAAAATAAACACCTCGGTCTGCTGTGTTGTCAGCGCTGTTTATGAGGAGTTTTGTTGCTGCTGTTCCTCTTATGTGTAAGCGGCTTACAGGACTTGAAGTACCCAAGCCCATATTGCCAGAGCTGTCAAGACGCATAGCTTCAACACCACCTTCAGCAAAGGCAATAGTGTCAGCAGCAGGAAAGAAGATACCTGTGTTAGTGTCTCCATCGTTAGTCAATGTAGGAGCACTTGCTGAACCGTCAGGAAGGGTTAGGATAGATGGGTTAGTACCTAGTTCAACGACAGTACCTGAAGCGTTCTCAGTAAAGATACGCTTATCGGTGACGTTAACAGCTAACTCACCCTGTACTAAATCACTAGATGTAGGTACAGCATCGGCTGTAGAACTATTTTTAATCTTGATTACTGCGCTCATTTTTATCAGTCCTTGTTAGTATTCTTAGGCGGTCTACCCATACGTTTCTTCGGCGGGTTTTGGACTACTTCCTCTTGTCCATCTTCTTCTTCAACCCACTCGTAACCGTCGTGACCTTCCATGCTGTCAATATCTACTTGTTGAGTAAATTCGACGATGTTCCCTGAAACCAGACATCTAAATTTAGCCATATCATTTCTCTTCTTTCTAAAAACTACACCTCGTAGTCTTTAAAAAGCCCCCTCTTCCCGTATAAGGTAGAAAGAAGGGGTAAAACTCTTTATAATTGTTTTTATTGGTTTTCTATTAAGCGAGACGACCAACAACCACGCGAACGGTTGTAGAAGCCAAGTCAACAGTACCAGCAGATTCGTTCTGGATACGGATAGTCACAGTATCAGCAGCGCTGACATAAGCAGTAGCTGTAACACCAGCCAAGCTCACACCAAACGAGAAACCGATAACGATGTCGCCCAAAGCAACGCCGGGGACAGTGATTGTGTCAGAAGAACCAGCACCATCGGACAATGAATCTGCATTCAAAGTACCAGTAGCTTTCCACATTTCAGAGAACATGCCCTGAAACTGTTTGGTTCCACGCTCAACCACAACAGAGGTAGCAGCAGCCATGATTATTTCCTTTAAAGTTTAATTAAAATACGAAGAAGAGGAGAACCTTGTGAGTCCTCCTCTGGTACTTCAATTAGGCAGGAACAACCAGAGCAACAGCGCCGTCATCACGCAACTCAGCCACGCCGTACAATGTATCAGCAGTGAACAAGTTAGCGAGGAATTGCTGTTGGTATTGAGTCTGCGAACGCACACCCATTTGTTCCACCAACACGAAGGCGTCACGGTGGCCCATCAAGCAAACACGTGCTGGTTGAGCGGTACCTGAACCATCGTTAGCATCGGTAGGAGTATCAGCGTTGCTAGACACAAACACAGACACGCCATACAAGCTACCAACTTCACCGTTACGGATGGTGTTACCTTGACCAGCTTCACCAACGAAGGCTTGCTCAGTGTAACGGCTCAAACCCATCAAGGTGTTACGGCTTGAAGGAGGAATGATGAAGAAACGGTTGTCCATTGGGGTATCCACGTCATCCAAACGCTGAATAGTGCGACGGATAGCAGCATCAGTCAAAGCAGCTTGGTTGTCAGTGGTGTAGTCATAGGCAGTAGTACCGTCAGAACCGATGTAAGCACC